CGGATACTTGAACGCAAACACTCCGAAACTGCTGGACTGAGTAATGACATTTATTGAACCAGTGGCATTTAAAGCAGATGAAATCGTGCCTCCTGATTTTCCGTCAACAGAATTAAGGCGCGAATCATCGCCGGCTGCGACCGTTCCCGCCGCTGCACCGACGTCCCTGATTGCGCTGTTTCCTAAACCGAGGTTTGTGCGAGCGCCTGGTGCTGTTGTCGATCCGGTACCGCCCTGATTAACAGGTACGGCCCCGCCGCTCTTAGTCGCCATATTGTCAGACAGATATTTCCATGACGGGCCGGTGAAGGTAGTGCCGTCTGGCAGTTTCACTGTGATGTTTCCGGCGGCGCTGTAAACCTGCTGCCAGTTCTGTTTGTCGTAATTCAGTCCACGCAGTGCTTCAGCACTTTGCGCCACCAGCGCGGCAGTTACCATGTTCAGCGCCACGCGGGGAACTGCTGACCAGGCCGCACCGGATTGCGTTGGCCCGGTAAAGTTGCTGACAAGCGTGAGCTGCGCATTACTCTCTACCGATTTTACGGGCAATGTATACGACACGCCGCCAACAGTAGAGACAATAAAGTCACCTGCAGCGAGTTCAGTTGCGAATGAGGTTTCGGAACCGCCAACAATAGCGGACCCATTTGTCAGGGTGATGGTTCCTGCAGACATAAAATACTCCTGAATTCAGATAATAAAAAACCCGCCTCGGCGGGTTCTTGTTTTATTCATTTTGTACAGGTCGAGCTGGTAAAGTTGTTTTTACTTACCCATCGCCAGTTGAAAGGATATCCAGCTTTGTATTCAATCTGATTTGCTACTCGCCTAACACCATAGACCCTAACAGTCTGTTCTTGTCCACCGACAACTATTACGGCCTCACATACTGGATTCTGCTTCTCAAGGAGATTGGATGAGCAAGCAGAAAGAAGACTGCAAAATAGCAACATGCCTGATATTTTTTTCATTATTTATCCCTGAGGTAATTAGTATTATAAAAATTAACCTGACGGGGAGATTAATGAAAATAGATTAAACAGATCAATATCAAAACATTGATCGTTTTAAACGATCATTTAATCAAATGTAGCCGTATTGATAGCGGTCAAAGAAATCCCTGTGTTGGTTCCTCCGCCTGGTGAGCCAGTTCCGGTAGATGTACCACCTGCGTTTATTCTCGTACTGCCACCATTAAACCTACACGATGAATAGGCATTTATGGTGTAGATAGTTGGGGGCTGAGTGGAGTTATTAACGATAATCGTCTGACCAAGCTGTGCTGGAGCTACAGCCCACGACCCGGAAAGTGTCTGATCAATGTTAATCCCACCGCTTGCACCAGGACTCCCCACAGTTTGAAGATCAGAAAGCACCCTTGATTCGTTCGTCAGAACAAGCTTACCGGTGGCATCCCAGATAGCAAATCCCCACGCAGGAAGTGTTTGCGGGAATATTGCAAAGACATAGGCAGTAAGCGTAAAGCTCTGGTTATACGGGTTCACACCACCAATATAAACATTTCCTCCGAGTCGATATGACACGACTGGTGTCGGTTGCGCCGTATCAGTAGTTTTGATAAACACCATTACCGGATAATCTGCAGGTATAGAAAGATATTGCGTCACCTGCTGTGAACTGCCGTTAGGTGAGGAGCTAAAGGTGTATTTATCGTAGAGGCAGAATGGAGTTGATTGCGGCGTAACGAAGGGATTTCCATTATCCATCAATATCATCGCACCATAATCAGCCATTATGCTTTCTCCATAAAAATAATCAGCTCGCATTTAGATGCCGGATAATTGCCCAAGCCCGTTTCTGATGCGGGTGTCACAGCAATGGTGTTCCCGCTCGCTACAATTCTGCGTCCGACACTGTTTCCCCCCTCGTCAAGAGAAACAACAAACCCCACTTTAAACCCCTGAGGTAGGCTAAAGCTCCATGCCCCTGAGTTCTGCCCTGCCGCTAGTGGAATACGTCCAACAACCGAAACTGGCTTAATGCCATAGTTATTGGGACTTCCACTCGCATCCCATGTTTGTATACCCCATGACATCAGAACACTCCTGTCAGTTTGCCAATCTGTACGCGGAGGACACCATTCGCATCCCTGATGCTGTCAGTAACGTTCGTGGTCTTTCTTGCTCCTTGGCCGTCACTACCGTAGTTTTCCCAGGTACCACCTTTATCCAGTTTCCATCCGGATTGTCCGGCAACGTAATTGTTGGACTGAATGAAATTGCCAATTTTGGCATTGGTGATCGTGCCATCCTGAATAAATGCTGAGCTCATAAAGACCTGACCATTAACCACCGCGAACGGTGAGTACTGGGCGTCACCACTGCCACTCATCAGTACAAACTGATTAGCGTTGAACCCAATACGCGTAACTACCGGTTTCCCAGCCTCAGCAAGCACAGCAATCGACATCCCGGCGTTGTACATTACCCCGTTTATCCTCACGCCTGTTTTGAGGGTGTAGATTGCCGAAGCACCGGAGGCATCGACGACGGCTGTGAGCTTGTCTTCCAGGGAAGCGGTGACGTTGTCGATCTGCGCCTGCACCTGTGTCGACATTTCGGCCATTGCCCTATCCACCTCAGCAATAGTCGTTTTCACAACCAGGATATCGGCGCGTACCTCTCCGTATTGCGCCCATTGATGTTCAACTGTTCCATGGTTGGCCAGCGCGTTCTGCATTGCAGCTTCAAGATTGGTATCAATATCGCTGGTCAGACGGTCGCCGTCGGCCGAGGTAAGGAAATCGTCTGCTATTTCACCCAGATAATCATCAGCATTATCGTTAGACATCCCCCTGATCCAGTCGGTATAACCGGACTCATTACCCGTTCTGTCTACCAGTTGCGCGCGGTACCAGAATTCCTGCCCTGCTTTAAGGCCGAGCTGGGTGTATTCCGCAGATGGATAAGGCACATCTGAGAGCAAGAGTGGATTTGAAAAGTCACTGTTGGCAGTGTACTGAATTTCCGTTTTTAGCGTATCGCCGGTGTTTGCCGGAAAACCCCAGTTCAGACGGATCCCCCAGTTAATGCCCGTGGCCGTGAATCCTACTGGCTTAGGCGGATTACCTACTTTGCCAGTCAGGATCTTCTCTTCTGAATATCCCCATCCTGAGGAAATTTCAGCGGCATTAATTGCGCGCACGCGCACCAGGTAGCGCCCGGAATAAATCCCCGGGACGTCAAATGACGTGGTGGAGCTGCGCGGCATGTTCACCCAGTTTCCGTCATTGCGGCGCCACTGCCCCTCATAGGCGATAGCGTTCTGCGCCTGGTCCCAACTGACGCGCATCGTTTCGACGCTGATATTCTGCTGAACCACAGAAAACGAGCTGATCACGATGTTAGCTGGCGGTGACTGATTACCAGGAGGTATTACACTTATTGGCCGCTGGTCGATAATTGCGCCATTATCGATACGGGCATATTTATCCGGATCGTGCCATGCAGCGGTGATCGAGAAGGTGCCATTATCGTTATCGCTTACGCTGACAACGCAGTACTGCTGAGCGTAAAGCTCGTCAGATTCCACCACCCAAACAGCTTCGGCCTGTGGCGTCTCACTGTATGCCGTGGTGACTGTGACTGATTCACCGTTCACGGCCTGAATGGTCCTGCTCTGCGACGCTCCGGAAGGTAGGTTGAGAATAAGGCGATCACCTGCTGCCGCATCTGCCACGCGGTCAAGTTTGATAACGCGACCGTTAACGGCGCTGATGCGGCCGCCCATAACCTTTCCGGAAAGCAGCTCGTCTGCAACGGCGATGATGTAGCCCGGCTGCGGAATGTTTCCGTCCAGCCCGACATCAAACGAAACAACGCGATCCTTGTTGTTGGTGAGAATACCCCAGCGCCCCTTTCGGTTAGCCTCTGACTGTCTGGTGCAGCCGATGGCGGTCATTTCCAGTTGGTTAAAACCGTACCGCGCAACCAGCGCCTGCTCAAATACCGGCTCCATCGCATCGGCGTAGGCATTACCGGGATCTGACCACGACACTAGCGCCGTGGTATAGCGGGTTTTCGTGGTGCTGCTCGAATAGGTAAAACGCCCTTCAATAACGTTAGCGCGCGTATAGCTGTAATCTACATCACGCGGCATGTCTGCCAGGGCCACAATCTGATCCCCGCCCCAGTAGGTCATGCCACGGAAGATGGCAGCAAAATCGCGGAGGACTGTGTAAGCATCATTCCGGTCCTGAATGTACACGTTGCAGGTATAACGCGGTTCGGTACCGTTACCACCTTTGCCGTCAGGAACCATCTGATCGCAATACTGGGCAACCTGATAAAGCGTCCATTTATCGATGTTAGCAGCTGTTAAGCGGTGGCCGAGGCCGAACCGGTCAGAAACAACCAGATCGTAAAAAATCCACGCGGGATTGTCCGTCCATGCCCATTTAAACGCACCGGTCCATGTGCCGCTGTAGGTACGGGTTTCTGGGTCGTAAGTATCTGGCACGCGGATTACGCGGCCGCGGGGCTCGCAGGAGATCTGAGGGATAGAGCCGTTAAACTGGCTGGAGTCGAATTCGATGTAGAGCAGCGCTGTGTTTGGATAACGTAACTTGGCGTCAATCACCTCAGTGATGCTCTGCAGGGTCATCGTATCGCCGATCTTCGCGCTGTTGGCATCGGCGGTAATTTTACGCAGTCGAATTGTCCAGGTGCTGCCAGCCTGCGGTAAATCAATTCGATGGCTGCGCTCATATCCTGATGTCGTTTTCCCGGTCACGCTGGTATTGAGTACCGTCTGCCATGTTCCGCCGTCCGTCTGCAGGTCGATAGCATAGTTGATCGAATAGCCGACCAAATCCCCGTCATCTTCCTGTTTAAACAGAGACGGCCATTTCAGACGCAGGCGTACTGCCGAGAGCTTGGTGTTAGTGAAAGTGCGTGTCCAGGCTGTAACACTGGAAACTTCAGTACCCACGCTGATTTCGTTTTCAGTACCGGGAATGCCCTGGATGTAATTTTGTGCCTGCGTTCCCGCGCGAAACTCCCACGTCACGCCGCTGAAGTTTTGTGAGCCGTCGGAGTTCTCCAGCGCCGTTCCGTCCAGGTAAATATCTTTGCCGGTTAGCTGCCCTGCAAACTCCCCTTCCCCAAGCGCAACGAGGATTTTAGCCTTCGCTACAGATTGAAGATCATCTGGCTGTTCAGTAGGGGTTCGGGAACTGGAGCTGCCGCCCTTGCGGCCCTTTAACACTTTTTCTGTAGCCATATTGCGCCCATAAAAAAGCCACCCGAAGGTGGCCTGAAAAAAGGTTTGTTATCTACTGCTGATCTTCGACATAAATTCCGGCTGAAATAATCGCTCCGCCGATTCGCCGGCGACCATAAAGTAGCGGTACCGGGTAGCCCTGAGCTGCAGTGTTTGTCACTCCACCGAATGCGTATGAGGCGCGATTATCCGAGCTTTGTTTGCTGGCCAATCCCGTTGGTTGAGGAGAAAGCATTTGCACAACCCCGCCGACTATCATCGCCGCACCAAATTGTGCGACACCATACCCGGCTGCAGATAACGTACCTGCTGAAAAATAGCCAACAGCCACCCCGACAACAACCAGCACTGCACCAAGGATTGTTTGTAATATCCCTGCTTTTTTACTGCCTATAATAACTGGAACAATACGGATAACGTCACCGGTAACCGGAAAGCCAAGATCATCCTCACCAATGTTTCTTTTACCCTTAAACACAGAGTATGTGAGCCCGCGACGCTGGCTGGAAATCATAAACTTCTCAAATCCAGGAATGGTCTTCGCGAGTGCGACACCGGCCTCGCTCACACGTGAAATCAGGCGATGGTGAACTTTTCCAAACGTTTTACCAAGAACTCCGCCAAGTTCAATTCGACTCATAACCTCTTTCATACAATTTCCACACATAAAAAAAACCGCCGAAGCGGTTTAAATATCAATTTTGTGCAGCTTTACCGCCGGTACACTGATATTCGACAGATACGTTGGACATAATACAGCTCCCAAAACCATCCATCTGTCCACACTGGCTAGTTTGTCCGCCAAAAGGTTCTGCACCTTCATATCCCCAGGTTTTACATTTTTGGGCGGCTAAAGATGCGGCTTGATTAAGGTCAACAACAGGCTTTTCAAATTGACCGACTGTATAACCCATTCTCACAGTACCATCGGCCTTGCTTCCCCCCATAGGGACCATTTCCTTTCGAACCGCGCAACCAGATAAAATCATGGTAGTTAAAACTATCAGGACTATTTTCTTCATCATTTATTTCCCTTAATTACAATCGGAAATATCTTAACACCATTCAATCTGGCTGCAATATAAGAATTATTTTTTGATGACATAATTTAATATACAAATAAATCTTTATAGCGCAATAACTTAACTGTTCGTTCCTGCCAGTAGCCGCCGTACGGCACACGCTGGCTTATGTGTCCGTACAGGTGATGCAACAGCATATTGCCCTCCAGCAAAATTCCCGCGTGATTCCACTTATCGGCCTGGACCTGCATGATCACCATATCGCCTGGCCTCGGCGGTCCGTCGAACTCTCTGAAACCGCACTCGTACCAGCAATCCTGATAGAAGTTGTCCGGATAACTGTTTTCCCACCATGGATAATCTACCCGGTAATCGTGCAACTCAATGCCGTGGTTCTGGCGGAAATAGCTCATGACTAGACCCCAGCAGTCAAAGTGACCAAGCACAAACGGACGCTCGAGCAGCGGCAGTTCTCCGCGCGGCTGGATGGTACGTAAATCCCCCTCCGGCCAGCTCACGATGTGCCAAGGTAAAAGCGTTGCATCGCATTGCGCTTTATCCAGTTCGCTTGGTTGCGTCGTGGCATCAGGGTGACTGTGAGCGATGGCGATCACAGTTCCCCAGTCTTCAGCTGCTGCGTAATCTTCCGGACAAAGGACAAAATTGTCCTCTGGCGCCGCTGCAAGATTACGGCACGGGAAATAACGTTCAACGCGGCTTTTCTGCGCCACGACGCCACAGCACTCACGAGGATATTCAGCTGCAGCATGCGCCATAATGGCATCAATGGTTTTCTGACGCATATCAGCTCCTGATTAAAGACGTCCCCGGGAAGCCACCAAACGAGAGTTCATTATTTTCGCCGAACCGAAGTTTGCAGGCCGTCAGAGTGCCGCTGCATTCATCCAGGGACGGATCGCTGACCGGGTTATTGTTTTTGTCGAAATAGTTGGCCCCGGCATAATCGCAGCCGTCGCCGGTGCGATACTTGTTCCGGATGCACCAGGTACAGAGCGAATGCAGCTGCCGCGTCGGAATCATCAGTCCCTGCAGGTCCATCGGGCTTGAAAGCGTGAATTCAACAGACTCGTTTGTCTCACCGCTTTTGGCATCGATGTAAAATACCTTCACTTTTTCCTGCGTAGGGTCTGCCGTGGCATTCCCATCCGTAAAATTACGCGCATCAAGGTATTTGGCCAGCGTGTCATGGATAGTGACCTTCGCCTGTAGCAGATCGTCATAAGCAAGACACAAAGCAGTAATTGAGCTGTCGAGATTGGCAACTGACAGTTTCGGCTGGGCCGAACTGCCATCAGTTGAAGCCTCTATACCTTCAATCTGACAAGGCCAGGCTTTATATTCTTTTCCCTGCCACCAGATGGGTTTTGCAGGCAGTTTATTTTCATCCCCGCCTGCAGCTTCAATCTCTTCTGGTGTATGAGCGATATTATGTGCATGGAAAAAAAGCACATCTGACATACCGAAGGCCGTACCATCGACAGAAAAAAGCCGGACTTCATTGCCTGGCTCGAGTTTTTGATAATCAGCATTAAGGCTCATGGTGCAAATGCCTGTTCAAAAGTTGCGGTTACGGTTTCCACTTTTTTATTCAGGGTGACTCGCTGAAGGCTATCTGCCTCAACACGCCAGAGGGCTAAATCACCACCAGGTGGAGTGAATGTGAAAGACTTTGTTTTATGCCTCCGCAGAAATGAATGAATCTCTCTGGCTATTACCGGATCGCCAGTAAAAGAAAAGGCATAATTAAGAACCTCATCGTTCAGGCCAGAACCACTTACCTGCTTGTATCCATCACCGAACTGTGCAGTTCTGACTGTATCTTTGCTGCTCAGAGTGGGCTGGCTTGCTGCCTGAATCTTCCATGCAAAATGCTCTATGGCCATCATTTACCTCTGTTTAGTGGCATTCCAGATGATTCCCCCAGGCCTTGTTTCGCGCGCGATGCCTTCGCGGACCGAACGATCAACCACTTTCTGATAAGCCTGAGCAAGTGCACCATCACCACTCTGTTGCTGCTTCGTATCGTTAGACTGCGCTGTAGTCACTGAAACAGGTGCGTAAACGTTAATCCCACCGATACCAGAAGCTGCTGCGCTCCCCCCGTCGACCAGACCACCGGATGCATACCCGCGCATCAGCCGATAAAGATTGGTCACACCGATGCGACTGGTTGACTCTTTGGTGAAGACGAACTCCCCGCGGTGAACGATACCGGCTGGCTCGTACTTGCCGCCGTGCCCGGTAAAGCCGCCTGCGTCAAAGCCCGTAGGGCGGAAAGACGGTACCGAAAATGACTGACCTGCAGATGCTGTATTGGTACCACCACTCACCCAGCCCATCGCGCTCTGGATGGTGTAGGCCACCAGCAGCTGGTTGATAACTGAGACAATCATTTTGAGGATCGACGTCGTGAAGTCCCTGAAGCTCGCCTTCCCGGTTGTTGTCAGGCTGGTAAGCTGGCCCGCCAGCCCGCTGAACGTTGCCTGCGAAATCTGCTGTACCGAGCTGAAGACGTTTGTCGCTGAATCCTGATACTCAGCCCAGCCCTGCTTAGCGCCGGCAAGCCAGTTTGCGCGCAGGGCATCTTCTGCCTCAAAAGTTGCCCTTTGCTCTTCCAGAACCTTTTGCTGTGCCTGAGGATTGTAGGAATAGCTCTCACTGAGACGCTGCAGGGTGGATTGTCGTCCGGCCTCTCGGGTGGATACCCCCTCAGACTGAGCCTGCAAGCCCGCCCTGACGGCTTTTTGCTGCTGCTCAAACTTCACGGCCTGATCGGCCAGCTGATTGAGCTTTTGCTGACTGGCAACCTTATCGCCCAGGTCGGCCAGCTGCCGCTTGTACTCGAGTGTTTCTTCCTTATGCGCCAGCAGGGATTTTTCCTGCGCCGTAAGCTGACGACGACCAGTAGCCTCCTGCAGAACGGTGAACTGATTTTCAGTTTGCCAGAGGTCCTGACGCTGTTTGCTTATGACGTCGTTTACGCTGGTATGCTGCTCGAGCGTTTTAAGCTGGGCCTGAAGGGTGAGGAGTTCGGCCTGGGCCTTTTCCTCGGCCTTGTCTCCGGCGGGCGTTGAATAGTTTTTGCCTTTCGGCGTTTTGACGTCCTTAAACTGCTTTTCAATCCCGGCGCGGGCCGCGGCAATGTCTTTTTCAGTCCACAGCGTGGCGACACCGTCTTTCGCATCCTGGCGGTTTTTCTCAATAAGCTGACTGAGCTTTTTCTCTGCTGAAGCCCGCTTTTCTGCCGCCGTCGCGCCGGACTCCACCAGCTGGTTAAACTGCTGCTGGCTGCGGATTGCCTGAGCCTGCTGGTCCGTCCGCATTTTTTCCCGCGCGGCTGCCAGCCCTTCCTGAGCGTATTGCTGATCGGCAAGATCGTAAGCCTGCTTTTTCAGCTCCACCTGCTGGCGCGCGTTTCTCAACCTTTCCGCATCCGCTTTCTGCAGAACGTTGTTACCGGCATAATCCGGGTCGACCTTAAGATTGCTGGACAGCGCGCGGTACTCTTTCTCTGCTGCCTGCCATTCAGCAAAAGAGTCCTGGCGCTTCATCGCGGAGTCAGGATTACGCCCTATGCCAAGCATCGCATCCCATGCGCCGGAGGCGGCATTCTTCACCCAGTTCCAGGCTTTTTCGAGGGAGCCAAGATTATCCTCGACCGCCCCGGCGCGCTGAATGACCGCGTCGGAATATGCCCGCATGGCCAGCCCGGCAGCTTTCTGCGAATCCCCCAGCGCCTGAGCAGAAGCTATCTGTTCATACTGGGTGGCCGTCAGAAAGTGAAGGGAATCGTTGAGCGTAGCGACCGCGTTAACCGGATCATCCTTCAGGCGTTTAAACTGATTTATGGTTTCGTCAACGGCCTGCCCGGTAGCCTGCTGCAGCCTGGCGGCAACATTGCTGACCATGCTGACATCATTCCCGCTGAACGCACCACTTCCAACGACCTGCGCCAGCACGCCTGCAGCGGCATGCTGCGTGATGCCATTACCGGTCAGCGAGCGCGCCAGCGCCTGAAGCTGCCCTGACGTTTTCCCCGCGTAGTTCCCGGTCAGGATTAGCTGCCTGTTAAATTCCTCAGACTCTTTGCTGCCGTCATACCAGGCCTTACCCAGCCCGAAAACCGCCGCGGCAATCCCACCAACCAGGCCGGCGATCCCCAGGCCGCGCAGCGACAGCAGCTGTTCTATCCATCCTGCCCGGTTCGCCAGCGTGATCCCGGAGCCGCGCAGTGCACCGAAGTTACCGCGCATGACCTCGCCGATAAGTACCCCCAGCTCCTGCCGGGCAGCAGCACTTTGCAGCCCCAGACCGTGTGTGGCCACTTTGGCAGCTTCAAGTTTGCGGATATAGACCTCAGCCGCATCGCTGGCACCGACCTGCGCCGCCTTCATGCGCAGCAGCTCGGTACCGGAGAGCTTTTGCTCTGCAACCTGTTGCTTCAGCTGGCTGAGGAATCGCGTGCGCGCTGCGGCCGATTTTTCCTCCACGATCTGCAGTTCTTTTTGCCGGGCCGTGGTGCGGGAAATAAGGGCGAGATAATCCTGCTGGGTGATGTTGCCCTGTGCCCTCGCTGCGCGAAAGCGCGCCTGCACGTTCGCAAGCGACTGTGTCTCACCATTGAGCTGGCGAACGCCGTCAATCTGGCGGAAAAATGATGCCGCCAGTTCATCCTGTCGGCGGGCAAGCGCTGCGGCCTGCCCGTCATTCTCACGCATGCGCTGATTAAGCTCGGTCACGCGGCGGTGAGTTTCATCAACGGACCTGGAAACGCTCTGCCAGTCTTTGGTCAGCCCTTCCGTTGCGGCCGACTGACGGGCTTTCATGTCTGCGGCCGCCGCCGCGCCAGCGTCGCCCACTCTCTTTAGTGCAGCGCTCTGACGGTCCGCAGCACGCTGCATTCGCGCCTGAACTTTATCAGACTCATCCGCCATTCCTGTCAGTTGCCCTTTGATTCGGGCGACCTGCTCGCTGAAGGTTGCGCGGTCAACATCCAGCTTAATAACCAGATCGCTAATCTGCTGGGCCATATCGGATACCTCCTGTTATCCCCTCAGCGGCGGTCATCAGCGTGTCATCATCCGGCTCGTCATCGCTGATGACGACATCCGAAGGAGAAAGCAGGCTGAAATGTGCGGGGGTAAGTTCCGGGTCGCGGAAGAAAAGAGTGGAGATGGAATAAAGCAGCTCTGAGAAATGCGCATCGAGCTGCGCGTCCTGAAAATAATGCTCCCGGTAGAACTGGTGCCAGTCGCCCAGCTCACTGGAAGTCATTCCAGCCAGCATGGCGCGCCAGTCGGGTCGCCCGAACTCGCGCGCCAGATTCAGGACAAACTTCAGCTCGCTGGCAAGGGCTTTTCCGCCGTAACGGGTTCTGCGCTTTCGGCCTCCGCGGAGGCATCCGGATCGGCAACGTTGTCATCATCAACCGGAACGAGCATGCCGGAGAGCAGCTTTATTTCCATTTCTGCTTTACCGATCGCCTCCGGCGGCCAGCCGCTAAGCACCTGCTGATAAAGCGTTTCCACATCCGTGCCAGCCGGATCGTTATGCCACAAAGACATCGCGATCAAACGTGCACCACAGCGAATATTTGAGCCAATCAGCCTGGCCGTCATTTCCTGATCGCTGATGCCGTCGCTGTCAGTGCTGACGGCCTTTTCCTCTGCGGCCATAAACGTGATGTACTCAATACGCTGCAGCGCCGACAGCTCGAAGATGGTCAGGGATTCTGTTTGCCAGGTGAACTTCTCTTTTTTCAGAAACATGCGTCCTTCCTTACGCTGCAGTTACGGTGACTTTGCAGACCGCAACGAAATTACCGTCGCTGGTCATAACAATAACGTCAGCGGTGCCTGCCGCCACGCCGGTGACGGTGATCGCGTTGCCGCTAACGGTGACCGTTGCTTTTGCCCCGTCGGAGGTTGCCACGCGGAACGAGGTATCTGAGGCACTGGCAGGGTTAACCGTCACATTGAGCGTTGTGGTTGCGCCGACTGCCACGCTTGCCGTGGCTTTATCGAGCGTAACGCCGGTCACGGGGATATTCGGGGTCCCGCTTTCTTCTGCCAGTTCCGGCTTGCCGGTATTGGTGATTTTCGCTGTACGGGTAATGACCTCTTTCGCCGGAATGGCTTTACCCAGGCTGCTGCACCAGCCGCGGAAAACGTCGACGGTACCGTTCGGGTATTTGATTTTGTAATAGCGTACTGAGCCATCAATAAACCATGCGACCAGGTCTTTTTGCCCTTCTTCGCCCGGCTTCCAGGCGAGGGTGAACGAGGTATCGCCAGCAGATTTTGCCCCCTGGGCCGTCGCGTTCCAGTCGGCATCCTCGTCGTCGAGGTAAGTGTCGTCATACGATTCGGCGGTCATTTCGCCCGGCGTAAGTTCTTTGATTTTCGCCAGGCGATTCCAGTCGATATCAGAGAGTGGGTTAGCGAAAGCGTTGCCCGTTCCGGTGTAAAGCCAGAGGGTGGTACCGGCGCCTTTTACAGGAGCAAGTGGATTTGGTGTTGGCATGTTTTCCTCACATTTCGTAAGTGATTGAATATTTCATATCGGCGGAGGTCCACAGCCCCATCGCATCATCGCGCTGGTAATCGAAGCCTTGTGGAACCATGAGCGTTAACAGTGAATTGAGGCCGGGAACATCAGCGAGGGCCGGATAGATATGGCTTTCCATCCATTCATCCAGTTCGGAATCTGGTACCTGCGAGGACAGGAAGACCTCGATATGTAACGTTGCCGCCCACATATCGGCATCAAGTTCTTCGCCGGTATACTCCGCATCGGTCAGATAGACCGCGACGGCAGGAAAATCCTCCTCCTCAATGACAGCCGGGCGCCCGTCAAAAAACATGACGTCGATCCCGATGGCCTCTTCAAGCACATCAATAATTTTCTGGCGAATGAGAGTGTGTTTCATCGTGTCAGATGCAACCTCAGTTGTTGCCTGAGGGCATAGCCAAGTTGTTTTGGCATTTCCTCTTCAAGCATGCGTTTCTTCTCTGCTTCGAAAGCAGTAGTGAGGGGCGCGGACAATGGGATTTTGACCACGTCGATGGGATAACGACTTTTTCCTGCAATGCGCTTCATGACGTGCCAGCGGCCGTTCGCCAGGCGCTGGATAAAGGCGTCGCGAAAAACATAACGGCCAATTCTCAGCACGCTACTTTTTCGAACCAGCGGGCCTTTTCGGTTCGTCGCCCTGACCTGCGCGGCACCGAGTTTGATGGCGGGAAGGTTGCCCCGGTTAACCTTAATTCGGGCCGCTGAGTGCCCTGACGCCGAGGCTTTGTTGATTCTCACCCTTTGTCTGACCAGCTTTACAGGTATCCCCGAAACGCGGTTATCACCGGCTACCGTTTCTTTAGCCACTCTTCGGACGGCAACCGAGACGCCATTAGCAGCAACCCGGTTCACAGCCCATGCGCTGGCATTGGGAACCATATTTCTGTCCAGGCTATCCAGGTTAGCAATCGCCTGCTCAAGACCTTTTATCGACATGAATGCTCCTTAACGACGCCGCGATCCGCCGGGAGGTGATCCACTACCCAGCCATACATGGCAGGAACCGCAATCATCCGGGCCCACGCGATCAACCCAAAATTCACGCCCGTTTACCTTCAGCGTGTCCAGACGTTCCAGCCCGCTTACATCCGATGAGTTCACAAAAAACGTCGGCCTGGTTCCGTCAATTCTGATCCCCGCTTCTGCGAAACCGATGTTCTCTGGATCGTCAAAGACCCCGCGGAGCGTGACGCCGGATAAAGATCCAGAGGTTATCCTTGCCTCTGCGCCCATCACTCCACGTATAGTGGTATCCGCGCGCGCCATCGCTTCATCAAAAAGATTATCGAAATCAGCCATTAGGCCCCCTGTCAGACTTCCCGGGCCAGCCCCTGAGAAATCAGTTCGGTAGCCTCCGCGTCGGTCACGCGAATAACGACACCAGGCTCAACAATAGAGAGGGACTCGTTGCGTGTGGCGTGAAGTGCATCAATGTGCAAGGTCACCAGTGTCTCAACCGCCACCAGCTCGCCGGGCTCATTTGACGCAGGATTCTCGGTAATAGAGCCAGAGGTGTTCTCTGGGCCGGGCTGGCCCGAGGTGATGCCAGCAGTAGTGCTGGCAACGGACACCTCAGCGTCCTCTTCTCCGTCTTCGTCGAGTTCCTCTTCGAGCTCAGAAATACGTAACGTAAGCTCCTGGATGGTGCCTGTGACGTTGACCTCACGATCAAGCTTTACGCCCAGCTCTTTCAGTCGGGCGATAAGGGTTTCTTTTTCTGTCA